AAACCATCTGGCTTAGACATAATCATATTATAATTTTCTGGATTGTTATTCATCTTGTATTCTAACATCTCCACAAATCCCTGCTTATTTGCAAGATTTGATGACATAATCGCCTGCATGACATCAACTGGTAGTATCAGGCTACGCACAATCTGACCACCTGTAGCATCTGCGCCCCTAGCCATTGTGCCTTGTGGCATCTGATTGGGAAACGACGTGATGGGATCATTGCCAGCAAAATTGGCTTGTCCTAACGTGCCGTAGCTTGTTTTTTCACCAATACGATCCATTGCGGATGTGCCATCCATATTAGTCAATAATCCGCCGCGATATTCAAACTCGTCATTAGGCGTCAGGAAATTAGCCACACGCTCCGCAAAGCTATTGCGTCTGGATCGCTTGCCCTCATCAAGTTGATTGAGGAAGTTCAGTACGCCTCTATTTACCATAGCCGCCATTTAAGCACATACCTTTAGCCTTACAGTTTGACTTGGTAGGGCATCCCTTGCACGTTTTCATGATAAAACCTCATTGCTGTATATTATGCGACCATATCACAATTCATCTATTGACGCCAGTATGTTACGCATTCTTTCTGAGAGCTTCCACTCGCCAGCCTTCCACTTCGCGGCGTGTTGTGCATCCTGCAAAGATAATCCGCGTTGCACATATTCCTTTATCCATCTAGCCATCAATAAATTTTTCATCTTAGGTGACAAATTTAAAAATTTTTTTTTCATGCAATTCCCTTTAAATTGCGCTTAATGGATTTATTCCAGTTATTATTATTGCCAGATAATGCAGTCGTCGCGTCCGATGCCATTGTCAGGCATAGTGCATCTGCGAGATCTGGCGATTTTAGGCCACGTTTTCGCATTGCGTCCTTACTTTCGGCTTTCATCTTGCCCGACGATGTAAAGCTATACCTAATGCTGGTTAACTCAGCCAAGAGCTGGTCATCCTTTGGTAACTTGCAGGATCTATCTTCGAGCCAGCCTTTTGTCTTAAACCACAGCTCACTACGCAAATTCATATAAGTCTTGCCCAGCGCTGGGGCTTCGCCAACATTAACTCCACGCACTGGCATGCCAAGCTCACGCAATCTATCGACTACACCGCCGCCAACGCCAATACTATCGACCAGTATGTCTGATGGCCTCATGCTGGGCTGTAATCCCTCATATTCTGCCATAACTCGACCCACAGTTTGCATTAAGTCTAATCCCTGCCACGCCTCAATATCTGTGACGACGTTGCCATATCTTTTGCAAAGCGCAGTTTTATCAGTACCAAACCTCGCCACGTCCAAGCCCCACACTGGCTTTATATCTGGCGTCATCTCAATATCACGATGCGTCGCGCTCTGGGCTAAGTGAAATGGTATAATCGTGTCATCGTCTGCCATAGGAAATTCGCCGAGAACACGTATTCGGAATGCATTGCTTTCCTCGCCGTATCGCTCACGCATCTCCTCGACAAACTCATCAGACACAAGTGGGCTATCGACGCACGACCAGCGCCTAGTCCACCAGCTCTTGGACATTCTGGTTTGGCTTTCGTAAAATGTGCCAGAGGATCTCGTCGGGTTTGATAGCAGTAACGTGGTTGCGCTGTGACCAGACATTGACCCAGCCGCCGCTTCAAAAACTTTCTCAGGCACACCAGATGCCTCGTCAACTACCAATAAAACATTTTCGGAATGCACACCAGCTAATGCCTCTGGCGTTTCTGCGCGTGACGTTCTGGCTGATATAAATGCCTCGGAAGCGGCTGACGTTAGTTCTACACGATCTGACTTAACAGTTAACAATTGCTGTAGATGGGGTGGCAACTCGTTAATCCATCGTTTTAGCTCGGCAAACAATGCGTCAAACAATTGGCTGGACGTGGGCGCTGTGACGACAACTTTATTTGGGAAACGCAAAAGCAAGTACCAAAGCATCGCCCAAGATGCCGACGTTGATTTTCCTGTACCATGCCCAGACCTGACAGACATTTTACGCTCGCCATTAGCTATAGCATCGAGAAACTCTTCCTGATAATTATATGGTGTAGCGCCCAGCACCTCTTTAACAAATAGCACTGGATCGTCACGATAGCGCAGGACAAATTCTGTTAATGGGTTATCACTCATCGGTTACATCCTCATAATCCACGTCAATCGTCTTGGCTTCACGCTCCTGATCTTCCTTATGGATAGCCGCCAAATCGGAATTAACTTTGCGTAGGGCGTCTAAATGCATGTCGCCAACTGAGATATTTACGTTTGTCTGTGGCCTAGTGCCGTATCTATCTTGGTTATACGAGCTTGCCATAAACTTGCGCCACTGCACCTTCTCTCTCGTTGCGGCTATCTCACTGCTTGTCGAGCCGCCATCCAAATCATCTACCATTGTTAAGCCCTGCTCGACTAGGGCATCTGCGGCGTGACGTCTGGCTTCGTTCATGGCCTTCTCATATTCTGGCACTTTATTCAGTGATGAACCGAGGTATTGCCTAGAGCATCCATATTCTACAGCCATTTTTGTCAAAGTATTACCTGATGCGATTTGCTCAAACAGGTAATCTACGCCGCCTTTCTTCTCAACATCTGCTAGGATCTTCCTTCGTAATGCCTTGCCAGCCATTAATATTCTCCAATTTTTTTAAATTTTACAATAGGTAAGCATTATATTGCAAGGGGGTATGGGGGTCATTCGTGTGCGTGAAAATATAGCAAACGCACCCCCCCTCTAGCTGTCACATGGGGGGGTCATAAATATCTAGTTTCGTATAAAATAAACAACGCATAGCTCAAATCACCTGTATATTGCTACAAAACCGCCTAACCTATTGATATCATTAGATATACTTATAATTATGCCCCTAATGTCCGATAATGTATATTATGTTAACTTTCATAATATCCGAATGTGTTGACAAAAGATTTGCTATTTGTTACGCGCTCACGCGCCTGCGACGACGCATCGATGCCCTTTTCGTATAACAATGCTACCAATATTAATGCAGTAATTTGCTTGTCTCCTCAGCGTGTTGATCGTGTAATTCAATGAGTGCCTCTGCCAGCGATTGGATAACAACGTCAGCCCCAACAATATGTAATCTATCTGTTATGAAGTCGCAGAGTATATCCAATTCCTGATCATTCTCATCAGTATTCTTACAGTGAAGATCTAGCGTTAATTTAATGTTAAACTCTGACACGTCATCTAACCTTGTAATGTGACCGCGTAGCTCGGAAGAGGAGGAGAAGCTACGCGGTCTAGTTCAGTGGGAAACATGTTGTAAATGCAAAAACAACACGTTTAGAGGGAGGAGAACCCACTGACTATAGTATGCCTCAAGAGAGGCGTTGTTTCAAGCCTATGTGACCTCATTTGATAGCTCGTAAGCCAGCGCAAGATAACCGCACCCATCAACTGAGCTATCCTGATGCACGCCGTTACGCATCCTAGCAATCTTTAACAGCGCCATCATGTTTGCCACGTCGTATGCCGACACATGCCTACCGAGATACGCCGTCCACATAGTCGCAATACAATTGAAGTTTTCCTCTGCGCTTCCGTACTGCCTAGCACGATCCCCTGTTATGAGAATGTTTGCCTTCGACAGTATGTCCGACCTCACCATACTTTGTTCTTCCATTGCTTGATCCCCCTCGCCCTCGCTCGTCCCTCGCTTGCTACCAGCCGTTCTAATGTTAATCTCTTTCTTCATCTTATGCTCCATAATTCTTAACCCCGATTTTCCCCTACTATTATTTACCTACTATTATATTATACCTATAGGTATAATAATATAATAATAGGTTTGGTACGATATACTATTTAGAATTAATAGGTTGTCCTCTAAGTTATTGATATTGTTATTATTAATGCTAATTAATAGGTAATTAATAGGTCTAATATTACTTCATTTTACCAAAATCATCAGTGAACCAAATATTGCCCTCATTTTGGACAATATGACCACCAGATATCAGCCCATTTATTGCCTGCTTGTATGTGCTGGATGGATTAGATACGCCAGAAACTTTACCTAAAAAATGCTTCTTTATGACGTCTTCCTCAATCATCCAGAACGTGCTTGGCTCAGGATATCCTAAACCTGATGGATTAGCCCTACCAATACCCTCGCCTCGTAGCTGTTGGAAGCACGTCTTAAATAGGATCTGTTGCTTACCCTTGATGGCTTTCTTGTTAGCCTTCTCAACATCATCACTGCTGGCTGGAATAATCACGCAAGTTGTTACAGGATCGCCGTCCATATCATTGCCCAGCTCAATCACCTTTAGCTTGAAGTGAAACTTCCTGCCACCTTCCAGATCTCTCTGTTTGGTAGCCAGAGCAGTTCGCAGACCTGTCGCCTCGTCATATGATAGCTCTATCTCAGTTTCCACAGCCGCACGTAATGAGCTGTGACCTCGCGCCTTTGCTTCCAGATTTTTACCTGAGTGATGCACTAGCATGAGATGTGCGCTCGTTGTAGCCCTGATCTTATCCACAGCAGAAATCACAGCAGTTGCGCTCGCAGGAGAATTTTCATCGCCAGCAGGCATTGATCGAGATAACGTATCCACAACAATCATGGCAATGTCGCCATACAGCCTTTTGATCTCGTCACACAAATCACAAATTTTATTCACGTCAACTTCACCATCCAGCAAATTGAGTGGCAATGGCCTCACAGCCAGCTTAACGTCCGAATGCTCTGGATACTGCTGTTTAAGCGCCACGATACGATTATGTGTGGTTGTGCCGCCTTCCAGAGCCAAGAATAGCACCACGCCGCCCTTTACTTTGTTTCCGTGCCAATCTTGGCTTGCAGATACATGCCACGCAATGTCCTGCACGAAAAACGACTTACCCACGTTAGATGCGCCATAAACCATCGATAACTGCCCCTGACCAAACCAGCCCTTCACTAAGTAGCTCCTGTCGAGCTGTGCTACTGCATCATTAGGGAAAAACACCTGATCGAGCAGGCTCTTTATTTCCAGAGCCTTTGCCGTAGCCTCTTTTCCACGATTAATCCACATATCAGAGAAATCCCAGCCTTCCACATCAGGCACAACAGATTGCACATTGTGATCATTAACGCACTTCTCAATGGCCTTCATGCCAGCCTCGTCATTGTCACCAGCTACCACAATGCGTAAATTTGGTCGTGCCTCGTAAAGCTCACCTATCACAGCGGTCAGATTTCCAGCAGACAATGCAAACACTGTTGGTCTGCCTGTAGCCAGATGCACTGACATTGCAGTTGCCCAGCCCTCACAGACATAAATTAAATCGTCCAGTTTTCCGCCAATAACGCTAAAATTTCCGACAACTGGCATACCAGTAGAAAATTTCTTTGATCCTGCTGGATCAATATTTTGGACGCCCACACGTTTGCCCTGAGAATTTATTACAGGAATGACCAGCAAATTACCATCTATCTTAGCATTACCAAGCCCGATCTTTTTCTTGATCAGGTATGGATGCGTCGCTTCTGGCTCAGGCTCAGGCCAGCTTATTGTATATTCCCTTGTCACTGGCTTCTCATTTTCATCAGGCCACAATCCTTGGTTTCTCAGCGC